GCTTATTCTGATGGTACAAACTTAAATGAAATTGCATTAGATACTTTAGGGGGTACAATTGGTACTGCACAAATTGCAGACAATGCAATTACAGCTGCAAAAATTTCTAACAATGCAGTAACTACAAATAAAATTTTAGCATCTAACGTTACTACAAATAAATTAGCAGCTTCAGCTGTTACTGCAAACAATATTGCAAACTCAACTATTACACAAGCAAAATTAGCAACAGACTCTGTTGGCCCTGATCAATTAATTTCAACAGGTGTTACAGCAGGATCTTATACAACAGCATCAATTACAGTAGATGCTGATGGAAGAATCACGGCTGCATCTTCAGGAGCGGCAGGTGGTAAACTATATTCTATGATGCCTTCGATTTTTTCAAAAGGACCTGCATCAGGAACATTTACTGCAAATCCTACAACTACTAAATTACAAGTGTTTGCTTTTGCTGGCGGAGGTGGTGGAAGCTACGGAATTTATCCACCAGATAACGGAGGAGAAGGTGGACACGGAGGTTATGGTTTTTGGCAAATTGATGTAACAGCACCATATTCTGTACCATATTCTGTTGGAGGCGGTGGAGGAACTGGCGGAGGTGGAGGCTCAACTTATTTAGGAACTGCACCAACTTATGATTTAATAGCTACTGGAGGAACAGGAGGAAGTTTTTCACCTGGTCCATATAACCCAGGAACTCCTGGTACAGATGGAACAACAACTGGAGCATTGTACAGTTTTTGGGGAGGTGGTTTCTCTTCAAACCCTTATCCTAAGGCAGGATATACAGCACCTGCTACAATGCTTAAATCTTTCTCAGTTGGTTTGGCAAATAATTACAATCCAGCACTGACATATTCTCAAGGAGGCCCTGGCGCAGGCCCATTTGATGGAAACCCAGGTGTTCTTCAAATATTTGAAAATGAGGTTAGTTAATTATGGCAAAACTTATATTTAATAATCAAGTAAATACTGAAGGCACATTTATGAAAATTTTTGCAAATGATGCAGAAGTTAACATATGGATGAACGGTAGAATTTCTGAAAATTATAAAATAATTGATTACTCTGCTTCTTTAACAAATGTTATTCTTGGAAAAACATTGATAAGAAGTTTTGATGACAATAATAATATTAATACTTTAGATGTTCCTCAGATAGCTCAAGATTCAGAAAAAATAACTACAGCGGAAGCTTATGATAATTTTGTAAAAGAACATTTATACAAAATAGAAGCCGCTATGGGTGGATGGCCAAATTGGCCTAGCAAAACTGAATGGCAGTCATACATAACAAGTATTAACAATATGACAAAACCATCTTCATTTCCAATGACAGTGGTTTTTCCAGATTATGTTAATTCACAAGGTTTAACATACAAGAGCTCTTTACAGCTACCATAATATAAGATATATCCAAAACAATGGATATATTAGATTTCATAAAAATTACTGACGATGCATTAGATCTTAGTATGGTATCTAAAATTATTAGATATTTAAATTATGTTGAAAAAGACTTTGTAGAAGGGACTACAGTAGCTGACTCTAAAAATAAACTTAAAAATATAAATAGACAGCATAGAAAAGCTGATGTATATAATTTCCATCCAACAAATAAAAATTTAACAAATGTACATATATATGACATATTGTATAATTTAATGAAACGAGCAAATAAGGATTATAAATTAACTTATAATATTCCTCACGCAGGAGATATGCCTACAGATATATCTGCTTTAAGATATACGGAAGGATTTTTTTACAAACCTCACGTAGATCATTGTATGCAACATCCCAGAACTTTGTCCGCTATTTTTTTACTTAATAATGATTATGAGGGCGGTCACCTTTGCTTTTACGAACCAAATAATGTAGATCTTATTAAAAGAGTTGAAGTTAAAGCAAATCGTTTAATTATGTGGCCTAGTAATTTTTTATATCCTCACGCCATAGAACCAGTAACTAAAGGTAAAAGGTATTCAATCGTAACGTGGATTCTATAAAAATTTTAAAATATAAAAAAGTTAAAAATTTTCTTACGGAAGAAGAAAGAAATCTCTTACTTCATTACACAAGAATATTTCATAGGATAAATTTTAAAAATGACCTAGTTTACGGACAAACTGATTTTAAAGAAACATCTAAATACGGAGATCCTATTATGGAATCTTTATTAATAAATAAAAAGGATTTAATGGAAAAAGAAACTGGATTAAAACTACACCCAACTTATTCTTTTTGGAGAATGTATAATATGTTTTCAGAATTAAAACCACATATTGATAGACCTTCTTGTGAAATAAGTGTTTCTGTTCATATAGGTTCTGATGGTACTCCTTATCCATTAATTATTGATGGAAAAAAAATTTTAACTGAACCTGGGGAAGCTGTTATTTATCTAGGCACTGAATTTGAGCATTCTAGGGAAGAATATTTAGGGGATTGGTATTCTCAAGTTTTTCTACATTATGTAGATGCAAACGGGCCTTGGGCATATTGTGCTAAAGACAACAGGTCTATGTGGGCAGTAGATGCAGATCCAAATTGGATAAGTGAAACTAAACAACAATTAGAAAAATACAAGGAGGCAAAAAAATGATATTTAGACACCACAAAATAACAGGAGAAGGACACATAGTATTTTCTTGGAAAGAAAGATTTTTAATATTATTTAAAGGTCATTTAAATTTTAATCCAACTTCGTTTAAACACGTATTAAATACTTTAGCTAGGTTTTTATATTCTGCACAAGAAAATCTACATAAAAATAATCCTGAAATAGCTAAACTACAAACTAATGACGATATAGATTTACCTAAAACAGTTGGTGAATAATGAATTTACTTGTAGTACACGCGTCTCACGATGGTTCCATAACCATTATTAAAAACGACAAGTTATTTGTTCACGCACAAATTGAAAGATTTTTAAAAACTAGGGGATTTAATTACGCCTGTGATGAATTATTGCTTAAAATAAAAAAATTAAATATTAACTTTGATAGAGTAGTAATCACTGCCTTAAGCCATCACCATACTATTTATAACTGGGGAGAATGTTTAAAACAATATAAAATTATTGATAAAAATTTTCCAGTAGAAGTTATTTACAACAGTAACCATCATTTATTTCATATGCTTTGTGCGAAAGTTTTTGCGCCTAATAAACATATATTAGTAATGGATGGTTCAGGAGATTTTTTGAAAATAAATGATGATATTCAAACTTACGAAGCGTGTGAGATAGAAAGTTTATATACAGATGACCGTCTAGTTTTTAAAAACTGGGTCTCTGATGCACCTTTTAATAAATTTGAAAATCCTAACTGGCACATTGTAAACAGATCAGGATATGGTCATTGTTATGAAAATGTTACAAAAAGTTTGTTTGATGTTGGTATGGAAGCTTTATTGTTAACTGGTAAAACAATGGCTTTGTCTTCTTACGGTACCTATAATCAAGAAATGGCTTATGCAATAAAAGAACAGATAAAAAGAAGAACATTTTGTAGAATTGTCATTCCTTTTTTAAATGATAAAAAAGAAAATAAACAAGCTCAAGATTTTATAAAAACTTTTCAAGTTATATTAGAAGAGCACGTAAAAACTATGATGCCATTAGATAATGTTACATTTACAGGGGGTATCGCACAAAACGTTTTAAACAACTCTCAATTTTTAAATTATCCTAATTTTAATGTAGATCCATTATGTAATGATCAAGGTATATCTTTAGGTTGTGCTAATGCAATTATGCAAGATCAACTTCATTTGGATACTGTTTATCTTGGTTTTGAACCTGAGTATGATTTGTCTGTTTTTAATAATTACAAAATTATAGATGTTACTTTTGAGGAAGTAGCTAAAATAATACACGAAGAACCTGTTGGATTATTTCAAGGAAGATCAGAACAAGGACAACGAGGTTTAGGAAACAGATCATTGTTAATGAATCCTGTACATCCTTATGCAGTAGAAAAAGTTAATGAGGTTAAAAAAAGAGAATGGTATAGACCTTTTGCACCTTCTATTTTAGAAGAATTTGCGTCAGATTTTTACGAAATAAATAGACCTTCGCCTTATATGTTGTTTGTTTTTAAAAGTAAAAAACATATTCCTTCAGTAACAGCAATAGATGGAACTTCAAGAATACAAACAGTAAATGAAAAACAAAACTACAATTATTATAATTTAATTAAGACCTACTACAAACTTTATGGTATTCCTCTACTATTAAACACAAGTTTAAATCTATCTGGATTTCCATTAGCAGAGACGTTAAAGGATTGTGAGTATATGTTAGACAATTCTAAACTAAAGTACCTTTACTTACCTGATATAGGTAAACTTATAAAAAAAGATGTTTAAAGAAATTAAGGATTTTTTAAATAAAGAAGATCTATTAAACATAAAAAATCTTTATATGAATAAAGAATTTAGTCATTGGAGATTGATAGAGTATCAAGAAGGTATAGAAGATCAAGAATTTCTTATGCACGATCTGTATTGGAATTTTAATATTGTTTCTCCTTTTTGGAAAACCACATTACCTTTGATTAATAAACTTAATGTAAATGCTCTTGTGCAAGCAAGAGTAAACTGTATGTTAAAAAAAGACAAACATTATCGATCTAGCTTCCATACGGATACTCCTTTTGAGTGTGGCACAGCTATATATTATTTAAATACAACAAATGGATGGACAGAATTTGAAACAGGAGAAAAAGTAAAAACAGAAGAAAATAAATTAATAATATTTAATTCATCACAAAAACACGCAGCAGTTCATCAAACAGATGAACAAAAAAGATATGTTATAAATATTAATTTTTTTTAATGATATTAAATTTATTTCCAACTTCTATTAAATATATAAAGAATTTTTTAAATCAAGAAGAAGTTGATCGAGTAATCAATTTGTATAAAAATTACAATCAAAATGCACATAAAACACTAAAAGGAGATGCTTCTTCAAGTCACTATGACTACAATAATATTGTAGCTAATTCTTTTTTAGAACAAAAATTAATTAAAATTATAGAGGAGTATTCTATTGAAATAGGTATTAGAAAACAATGCATAGATATAAGTTGGATAAACATTCAAAGAAAAGATAGTAAACTTCTTAAACACAATCATACAACAAGCCCTGTTTCAGGAGTAATATATTTAAAGGTAGACAACTATAGTAGTCCTTTATATTTATATAATCCTAATCCTTATGTTTATGTTACTAATACTATACAAGATAAAGAAACTAATTTTCATTATGTATCTTTTAAACCTGAAATAGGCGATTTATTTTTATTTCCTGGTTGGTTATTCCACGGTTCAGACGAACAAAAAAACAATTCTGATGAAAGAATTGCTTTAAGTTTTAATACAAAAGACGCTGTTTAAAAGATCCTTTAATAATGATATAATCCGTGTATGCCATTAACAAAAGTACAAATAAGACCAGGATTTAATAAACAAGCTACGGAGTCTGACGCTATGGGCCAATGGGTCGATGGTGATTTTGTTAGATTTAGATACGGGCAACCTGAAAAAATAGGTGGTTGGAAAAACGTAGTTTCTGGTAATTACGCATCTATAGTAGGTGCTACTAGAGACCAACACGTATGGTCTGACCTATCTGGTAAAAAATACTCAGCACTTGGCACAGACAAATTATTAATCATTTATTATGAAGGTGCCTTTTATGATATTACACCTTTACAAACAGACAATTTTTCTACAGGAGCTAATATAACAACAACTAATGGATCAACTACAGTAACTATTACAACAGCAAGTGGCCATAATTTATTAGTAGGAGATATTACAACTTTTGCAAACGCAGGTTCTTTTACTTCACCTGATACAGATTACACAGCTACAGATTTTGATGATGTTTTATTTGAAGTTAAGACAGTGCCTTCAGCAAGTACCTTTACTATTCAAATGCCTACAGCGGAAACAGGAACAGGAGCAACGGCTGATGGAACTTTAGATGTACATCCATATCAACCTGTTGGACCTTTGAATCAAACTTATGGCTATGGTTGGGGAACAGCTACTTTTGGTGGAGCTTCAGGAGTTACTACAACTTTAAATGGAGCATTACTAGATGATACTAATGGAACAGGTGGTACAGGGACAGATATAACTTTAACTTCTACCACTGGTTTTCCTACAATTGGAACTATAAAAGTAGGATCAGAATTTATTTCTTTTAATGGTATTACAGGTAATAATTTAAATAATATTGTTAGAGATGTTGCTGGAACAAGGTCAGCTCATTCTAGTGGGGCTTCGGTAGAGTTTTATATAGCTTGGGGACAAAACTCAACTTCTTCTAGTGTTATACTAGACCCTGCAAATTGGTCATTAGATAATTGGGGAGAAATTTTAATTGCAACAATACATAATGGTAAAACATTTACTTGGGATCCTTCTAGTACAACTTCTTTAACTACAAGAGCAGTAGTGAATAATAATATGCCAAGCAGATCAGTTATGTCTATTGTTTCAGATAGAGACAGGCATTTAATACATTTAGGAACAGAGACAACTATTGGTTCTCCAGGAACACAAGACAAAATGTTCATTAGATTTTCAGATCAAGAAAATTATAATGATTATGCGCCTACTTCTGTAAATACTGCAGGTACATTTCAATTAGATGATGGCACAAAAATTGTAGGTGCTTGTAAAGGTAAAGACTATATTATGGTTTTTACAGATACAGCAACTTATCGTATGGACTTTGTTGGGCCGCCTTTTACATTTAGTATTCGTAAGGTTGCATCTAACGCAGGACTTATTGCTCAACACGCAGCTGTATATGCTAATGGTGGTATGTGGTGGATTGGAGCAACAGGTGGATTTTATGTATACGATGGTACAGTTAAAGCAGTACCTTGTTTAGTAGAAGATTTTGTATTTACAACAACAGGAGATAATTTAGGTATTAACTTTAATTCTGCAGATATTGTATATGCTGGTATTAATGAATTGTATTCAGAAGTAAATTGGTTTTATCCTTCATCTAGTTCTACCACAATTGATAGATGTGTAACTTATAATTATGCAGAACAAGTTTGGACAACAAGTTCTTTAGACAGAACTACTTGGGAAGGTTCTACAGTATATGCTGCACCTTTTGCAACAGACTATTTACCTTCAACAGCTCCTACATATCCTGTTGTTAATGGTGTATCTAATGGAGCTACAGTTTTATATCAACACGAAACAGGTGTTAATCAACAAAATGCTGATGGTACTGAAACAGCTATTTCATCTTACATTCAATCTGGAGAATTTGATATTACTACAGATGGTGAGGGTCAAAACTTTATGAGTGTTTCTAGATTTTTACCAGACTTTAAATTATTAACTGGAGATGCACAAGTAACTATTTTTGTTAATAGATATCCTCAAGCTACAGCTACATCTTCACCACTAGGGCCTTTTACTATTACTTCTTCTACGCAAAAAGTAGATACTAGAGCAAGAGGTAGATTAGCTGCTGTTAAGATAGCTACAGATGGCCTTGATGAATCTTGGAGATATGGTACATTCAGTTTTGATGTTAGACCTGACGGAAGAAGATAATTTTTTACATCCCAATATTTGTAAATATTGTATTGATATTATAAAAAATAATTTACATAAAACAAAAACTTTTTTTAAAAGAAAAGTATTATACATTGGAGATTCTTTAGATCCTACAATTATCAATTTATTAGATTATTATAAAAGTTTATATAAAAATCATTATATTAAAAATATAGAAATTGTGTATTGGCCTGTAGGTGAATTACATACTTGGCATATAGATACAGGATACAAAAATGAATTAAAAAATTACGATATTACTACTATTACTTATTTAAACGAAAACTATGAAGGTGGAAGAACTATAGTTAAAGATAAAACAATAGAACCAAAAATAGGAAAAATTGTAAAATTTTCAGCAGAAATACCTCATATGGTTACTGAATTAACAAAAGGTGAAAGATATGTTATAGTAGCTTGGTACAATAAAAATGGCAAAAATAACAGTATATATACCTGATCCTAAAGATACTTATCAGCCCGACAATCAAAGACAGATTGTAGCTGCAATCGACACATTAAAAAATCAACTTAATTTTTCTTTTCAAGAAGACTTGAAACAAGAAGTTGAACGAATGAATTGGTATTTAAAATAATGAG